AAAAATAAAAATTCAAATTCTATTCTTAAAATTGCATTAAAAGATAGAATGTTTAAAGGAATAGATAAAAGAGAATTATTAGGATATATTGAAGGTGCTAAACAATTTGTTAGATATATGAAAAGTCATTCAATGGAATCTGTAAATGAATCAAGGTATAATGTAAAGAAGGCCATAAAGATAGCTAAAAAAATGGGTGGTAATATGACAGGAGCCGTTAAGAAAATTGAAAAGATTCAAAAGGGTTTATCCAAACAAATTGAAGTAGAAGATGCACTTAGAAAGGCAAATGAATCCGTAAATGAAAGAATGGATAAGAGACAAGGTACTGAGACTTTAAAACAATTGGGTGGTAATAAATTTATTGCTATGACTGGAGCAAAAGATTTCGGAGTAGGCCCTAAAGGGATGTCTTTTAAAATTGGTAGAAATTCAAAACGAGTTAATTATATAAGAATTGATTTAAAAAATGATTTATATAATATGGAATTTATGTGGGTATCTAAAAGGGGTGTAAAAGTAGTTAAAAAAGTAAAGGGAGTTTATAACGACCAATTACAAAAAGTGTTTACCAAATATACTGGTATGTATACTCGTTTATAGGAGCAGATAGTGAAAATAACTAAATCACAATTAAAGGAAATTATTAAAGAACTCGTTAGAGAAACTTGACCTGGTGATGAAGAACTTCAGGATGAAGTTTATGTTGAGAATAAAATGAAACTAACAAAATCAAAAATTAGAAAATATAATAATATAGCAAGTAAGAATAAAAAACCTGTTATGGCAAGGGTAGGCCATGTTTGGTATACTTGGTTAGAAGGAGCTAATGGAAGTGTATTTTTAACTACTAAAAGTGGTAGAGATATTGAATTCAATTATAATCAAATTGATGATATTCGGGAGAGTATAACGAAAATATCTAAAACAAAATTACGAGAAATGATTGGGGAAGAAATTGAACAGTTAAATGAATTATCAATGGCACCTTTTAGTTCAAAAGAAGCAAAACTTCATGTAAGTGCGGATATTAAAGATATGTCAAAGATTTTAGGAAAGTCATCACACCAAATCATTAAAATAATGATGAATGGTGTAAAAAATGGTAAATATGACGCAATGGATATTTCAAGAGGCATAAAAGAAGGACCAGCAGGAAGAACACATTATGGAGAGATGGATTTTATTCAAGAATTGTGGTATAAAGTTCGTGATGGTTTTAGAAGGTATTCAAAAAATAAAAAGTTAAGGAGATAAAATAATGGCAATGGTAACAACATCGGTAGATTTGAATGGATTATTTTCCGATTCAAAATTTTCGAAGAAGAATATGAAAAGTGAATCTATATTGCTTGAAACTAAAGAAATTCTAGATGAACAGATTGAGTTATTAGAAGCTGATGGCGGACATTCAGAATTTGTAACAACTGTTAAGCGTAGGTTATCAGGTGTAGAAAATAGACTTTCAGGATCTTTTTATTCTGGGTCTATGGTGACGTTAACTAGAAATATTGAATTTACCACTAATGAAGATGGAAGTTTTACTGGTAATTTTGATCCAACAAGTTAGATAAATATCAATGGAATGGTTAAAGAAATTATTTGCTACAATTTTGGGACTTTTTGGTTTAAGTACTATTTTAAGTGCTAATAAATCAAAGGAAGTTAAGGAATTAAAGAAAATAATTAAAGAAAGTAAAACAAAAACGAAAAAGGTTGCTAAAGAAATTGAGAAGTTACAAGACGATAAACAAGCAAATAAAAAAGATATCACAAATCTTAAAAGAAATCTTACACGAACTAAGAATGAAATAAAAAAAATGGAGAAAGCTTTCGAAGAAGATGAAGTTGAATCTGCTGAAGAATTTCTAAGAAAGTTTGCTAAAAAATAATATGAAATATTTATGGATATTGCTGCTATTTGTCCCACTATTTGGGCAACAAACTTTTACACAAGAAGAAGCGTTGGACATGATTAAACAACGTGATGCCGAATGGGAAAGTAAGTTAGGAAAATTAGAATCTATTGATAGTGCAAAGACAGTTCAGATTGGTCAATATGAAGATTTGGTCAAAGACTTAGAAGACCAAGCTAATCTTGATTCTTTAATAATAGTAGCAAAAGGTAAACAAATAGAAGCCTTAAAGGCACAAAATGAGGCCAATGAAAAAATGGCTGGGTTAGCAAAACCAAGTTGGTATGAGAATAAGTGGTTGTATTTTACATATGGAGCGGCCGCAATAATTATACCGACTTATTTTGGAATCCAAATAGCAGACTTGGCAAACTAATGGATAAATCTGATTTAAAGATTGCAATTAAAAAAGAATACATAGAGTGTGCAAAAAATCCTGCATATTTTATGAAAAAGTATTGTATGATCCAACATCCGATTGAAGGTAAAATACCTTTTCATTTATATGATTTTCAAGAAAAAACACTTAGTGAATTCGTTAATAACAGATATAATATTATTTTAAAAGCAAGACAATTGGGACTTTCTACATTAACTGCTGGATATTCTTTGTGGTTGATGACTTTTCATAATGATAAGAACATATTGGTAATTGCTACAAAACAAGATACTGCAAAAAATCTTGTAACTAAAGTTAGGGTAATGCACGCAAATTTACCAGGTTGGTTAAGGTCTGTATGTGTAGAAGATAATAAGTTATCATTAAGATATAAAAATGGTTCACAAGTTAAAGCAGTTTCTTCTACTGAAGAGGCTGGACGCTCAGAAGCATTATCGTTGTTAGTTTTGGATGAAGCGGCTTTTATTGATAAAATTGATGGTATATGGGCAGCATCTCAACAAACTCTTGCAACAGGAGGTGATTGTCTTGTATTATCTACACCAAATGGTGTTGGTAATTGGTTTCATAAAACTTGGGTAGGTGCTGAAGAAGGAAATAATCAGTTTAATTTCTTAAAACTTCATTGGACTGTACATCCTGATAGAGAACAAGAATGGAGAGATGAACAAGATAAAAATCTTGGACCAACTATGGCAGCTCAAGAATGTGATTGTGATTTTATAACATCTGGTCATATGGTGGTTGATGGTAAAGTTCTTGAGAAGTGTAAGGAAATTCATGTTAGAGAACCAATAGAACATCGTGGTGTTGATGGTAATTTATGGATATGGGAGCCTCCAAATTATACTCGTAATTATCTTATATCTGCTGATGTTTCTCGTGGGGATGGAAGCGATTTTTCAGCATTTCATGTTATGGATATTGATAGGGTTGAACAGGTAGCAGAATATAAGGGTAAAATGTCTACCAAAGATTTTGGTAATTTGTGTTTAAATACTGCACTTGAGTATAATAATGCATTACTTATAGTTGAAAATAATAATATTGGGTGGGCAGCATTACAACAAATTATAGATAGAGAGTATGATAACCTATTTTATACAAGTAAAGATTTACATTATGTTGATGTACAACATCAAATATCAAATAAATATAGAAATCTTGAAAGGAATATGGTTCCTGGGTTTAGTACAACAATAAAAACACGCCCAATGATAGTAGCAAAACTTGAAGAATATTTTAGAGAAAATGAAATTATTGTACATTCAAGTAGGTTAATTGATGAACTTTTTGTGTTTATATGGAAAAATCAGAGAGCAGAAGCTATGAGTGGATATAATGACGATCTTGTTATGAGTTTTGCAATAGGATTATGGGTTAGAGATACAGCATTAAGATTAAAAAACGAAGGAATAGAATTACAAAAAAAGGTTTTAGGTAAGCTTTTACAACATGAACCAGTTTACGCTTCAGATGATGGTAAAGCTGATGGCTGGGAGTGGGATACTGGTTATGAAAAAGAAAGCTTGGAATGGTTAATAAAATAAAGAGGTAAATTATGGCAGATACAACATTAAGAACTAGATTAAAAAGACTATTTTCTACAAATGTCATTGTACGACATGCTGGTGGAAGAAAATTAAAAATTGCTGATACAGATCAGGTTCAATCAGCAGTGAAACGAGGTCTTGCAGATAGATTCACTAAATTATATTCTAATATGGCTGGAGGTACTGGCAAAGCAGAACAGTTGTTTCATGCAGCACAACGATTGGCTTTATTTAGAGATTATGAGACTATGGATGCAGATCCAATTATTTCGTCAGCTCTTGACATTTATGCAGATGAATCCACAATGAAATCTGAATATGGTAAAGTACTAGATATTCGTTCAGATAATGATAATATACATGATATTCTTCATAATCTTTTTTATGATATATTAAACATAGAATTTAATTTATGGCCTTGGGTTCGTAATATGTGTAAATATGGGGATTTTTACCTAAATTTAGATATATCAGAAAAATATGGTATTACAAATGTAGTTCCACTTTCAGCATATGATGTTTCTCGTATTGAAGGTGAGGATCAAGAAAATCCTTATTTGGTTCAATTTGAAGTAGAAGGAAGTGATACAAGACATACTTTAAGTAGTGTTGGAAAAACTAATTTTGAAAATTATGAAATAGCACATTTTAGATTGTTAAATGATAGTAATTTTCTTCCTTATGGAAAGAGTATGGTTGAAGGGGCTCGTAAAGTTTGGAAACAATTGTCACTTATGGAAGATGCTATGTTAAT